TTGTAATGATTTCTGGGAGGAGAATTATTATCCAGAAGAACATAAACTTCATGTAACTGAAGATGGGGACATTTATTCAGTAAAAGATAAAGTCGTGAAGTGGCAACTTCCCGTTCAAGTAGATGGACTTTCTGGTGATTGTTTTGTACAGTTTCCTGATGATTTGCTGGAAGCAGCAAATTTAAAAGAAGGAGAAACTGTGGAATGGATTGACCGTGAAGACGGTAGTTTTGAATTAAGAAAAGTAACTAAACCCCTAGGAATGGATGAGTGTTGATTATGGCATTATCGAAGCAAACTCTTGATCATATTTTGGAAGCGGAGAGTCATCTACGTGCTGCAATTCGTGTTGCATCAACATCAGAAAAACCATTAGTAGTAAAACAACTATCACAACTTCTCCTTGATATGGAAAATTGTAAAAAAATTGAAGAACTAATGGATATGCTTGAAAATAGAAAACCTGGAAGTCGTGGTAATTTTGGATCATTCTTTAATGATTAAGAACTGTTAATCAATCCCAAAGAGAATATTAAGAAAACGTACAACTCCCTTAAATAGTGTTAGGATATGAACATAATCTTGGGAGCAAACCTATGACTCTTCCTTCAAAAGGAAACAATTTGACAGACGAAGAGTTTCGTGAGATGACAGCACTTAAAAATGCAATCAATCAAATGCCGCAAGCAGTTGTTCCAGAAAAACTTGAAACCTTTACTGAATATCTTGTACGAAGTCTACGAGAACGTGGTGGTTGATAAATAATTAAAAAACTATATTTCCATGGCAAAAGAGAAAACGCTAAAAATTTCAGCAGTTACTTATGAAATGCTTCAAGTAGTTGCTGAAAAAAATAGACAAAGAGATCCTGTAAAGTATCTGGAAAAGTTTATTCAAGAACAATACGACAAAATTAAATAAAGACACTTTAAAAACTGTCACATCATCCTGCCCACAAGCAGGATTTTTTGTTTATAATACATCTATTGATTTGAATTCCATGATTCCTTTTTTGCGTCCACAGCAGAAAGAATTTATGTTTCTGTCTGGTCAGCATGATCGTATGTTGACGATTGCTCCTACCAGTGCTGGTAAGAGTATCATGATTATTGCAGATGCAATGCGTCAACTGCAAAACAATCCAAACTCTACTATTCTTGTTGTTGCCCCTAAGATTTTGCTGTGCCAACAACTCTCTAATGAGTTTGAAAAGTTCATCAGCAACACGAACATCATTCATATGCACAGTGGAGATACTGAGCATACTCGCATCAATGATTTTCTTGAACTTGCATATTACTGGGAAACAACTCCTGGATCTAAAGTAATTTTTACAACTTATCACTCTTTGCATAAGATTCATCAAGCAGAGATTACTGTTGATGTAACTTATCTTGATGAAGCGCACAATGCTGTCAATCGTCGTTTCTTTGATGCTGTAAAGAATATCAGTAAGAGTTCCAAACGATTTTATTCAATGACTGCAACTCCTAAGTTCAGTCAAACAAGTCGTCCTGGTAACAATGATGCTGAAGTATTTGGTAGTAAGATCTTTAGTGTCAAAGCACCAGATCTAATTCAAAATGGTAGCATCCTTGCTCCTAAAACTTCTGTTGTTAAAATTACTGGAGCACGAGACAAAGAGAATGCAGCAGAACGCGACTTCTACACACTTTGCGATTCTATTCTCAATGAAGATGATATGAACAAAGTGTTGGTTGTTGCACCTAATACTAAAGTTCTGAATCAAATGCTATCAGATACTGCACTCATTCCTGAGATGCGTAGTAATGAATATGATGTGATGTGGATTACTTCAAAGTATGGTGCATTTGTCAATGGAAACAAAGTCCGTCGATCTGAATTTTTGAATACTTTCTCTGAATATGGAGCAGATCCTGAGCGTAAGTTTATTGTCTTTCATATTGGCATCCTAACTGAAGGTATTAGTGTTCCTGGGATTCAATCTTGTATCTTTATGAGGAATCAAAACTTTGTGTCTACTGTTCAAAGTATTGGTCGTTGTATTCGTGTGAGTCCTGAAGACACTGAACGTATGAAGACTGGAGATCTGATTCCTGGCGACTTTGAGAATTATGCCAAACCATTTGGCAAAGTCGTAATTCCAGTGTATGATAATAAGGTAGGTATTTCCACAGCACGTCGCGTAGAAAACGTTGTTGATGAGGTATTTGTAAAAGGTAATTTTGTTGCTGATTATGTAAAATGACAACTAATTCAAAAACTGGATTTGAAACTTCCGATGGATATGCTGCTGTACCATGGGGAAAGAGGTATGTTATCCTTTTTCAAGGTCAACAACTTGAAGACGTAAAAACTATTTTGCAGGCACAAAAATTCATTAAGCAGCATCGTGCCACTCCACAAAGTGGCACAGTGTTTGTCTGACGAGTCTGAGTGTGCTATAATTACTTTGCTCCACACAGGACACAATCAAATGTATAAACTGAAGCATCATTTTCTTCACAATTGTGAAGATCTTGATTTTCTTCTTAAAACCAACAAACTTTCTGTTTTCATCAGTCGTCTGATTAAACAGGCATCAAAGCAAGATCCTGATTGTTATAATCCACTTCAATATATGGGTGATGGTTGGGAATTTTTTGCTGAGTTTTTCTTCAAGTTTCATAATGGAGATCACACTTTCACATATCTTTGGGATTATGAACCAAATCTAGGTCTTGATAATGGTATTGATGGATTCGGTAAATCTACTCTTGATGGTAGTCTTGCTACTGTCCAATGTAAATTTGTTGCTGATCCTGATAAGTATCTCACCAACGAACATAATGTTGGAAATCATGCCACCGCAAGTCTTAATGAGGGTTGGAGACCTAACGGAAAAAATCTAATTTGTTTTACTTCCGCTGCAGGTATTCATCGTTCACATGCTTATGCTGATCAGGCACTTTGCCTTAATCGCAAACTAATTTCAAGGAGAGTCAACAATAATGTTGCTTTTTGGACTATTTTTCGTAACACTGTGAAGGAGAATCTTAATGCAAATAATTGAAGAAATTAAAAGAATTGGTGGTCTTCGCGAACATCAAGATGAAATTATTTCTGATCTGAAAAAACAAAATCGTGGAATCATCGTTTCTCCAACAGGTTCTGGAAAAACAATTTGCATCATGGAAGATACTAAAAGATTTCTTTCCCCACAAAATGTAATTCTTGTAGTATCGCCTCGTCTTTTGTTGAGTCAACAATTGATGATAGAATTCGATAATTATTTGCATGATTATGAATTTCATCATCGCGAAATAAGTTCCCAATCACAAAGGTTCAATCGTATTGGTAAGAAAGTAAAAATTCAATCAGAATATCCAACAACTAAACCTGATGATATTGTTGAAACTTATGAAAAATCAAAGAAGCAAAATTTACCTTTGATTTTGTTTTCCACCTATGATAGTTTGAGGAGCGTTATTGACTCTGATATTCCCATCAATGTTGCTTATTTTGACGAAGCGCATAATTCAACTAAAAGTAATTTCTTTTCTGATGTGAAGGAAATTAGCAAAAAAGCAAAAAATTGTTTTTTCTTCACGGCCACTCCTAGGTACAGTAGATCTGGAACAAAAAATGGTCCAGGTATGCACAACGAATCTGTTTATGGGAAAATAATTACACAAGTTTCTTACAAGTATCTTGTAGATAAAGGATATATTGTTCCCCCATATCTTCACCATCAACAATCAACTTCTTGTATTAAAGATTGTTATTCTGAGCAAGTTGATTTTCAAACCATTAAAGAAAATGTAGAGTATTATGAAACGCATTTTCAAGATGCTCAAGCACATAAAATTTTATATTGCATGAGGGGTACAAAAAATATTAAAGATCTAATATCTAAAACCAATTTTCAACAATGGGCGAGTGAAAAAGGTTATCATGTTCTTTCTGTAGATTCCAAAAATGGAGGTTATTTTGATGGAAAATACATGAGGAAAGAAAAGTTTATGGATCTTCTCAAAACTCTTGGTGAAGATACAAATACTAAACTTCTTGTTCTTCACTATGAAATGATTTCTGAAGGAATTGATATTAAACAATTTACAGGAGTTTGTTTTATGCGATCCAATGCAAATGATATTTTTATCACCCAAACTATTGGACGTTGCACTCGATCTTCTGGTCCTTGGAAAAAATATGGAGTTGTGACTGTAGTTCAACATGCAGATGATACTGAGGAATCATTTGCAATGATTAAACTGATTATAAATTCCTTGCTTGAACATGGAGTTCCTTTGGAATATATCTACACAGAAACATCAGGTCGTGGAGAATCTGAGGAAGTAATTGATGGCACGAACAATAATCTCGAACATATGAAGAAAGATGTTGAAATTGAATGGATTCATAGCACTTTTCTTGAAGATTATCTTCAAAAAAGTTTAGAAGATAATCTCCTTTCTCTGGCAGCATAAAAACTGTCACATGGCACATCCCTATCCAGATGGGGGTGTGCTATTTTTACTTTATCACACCAATCATATGAAACTTTCCCAAGAACAACTTGCACAGTATCAAGTTCTTAATAAAGAACAAAATCTTGCCATAATCCAGGATATTGTTTCTCTAAAAGATTTTTGTCAACTAATGCAACCTGAGGGAAAAACATTAGTTGCCCAATCACCACATCTTTGGGTTGCATCTCGTATTTGTGGTTTTGATGCTCCAAATTATGAGGGGTTTGCTAAAGAAGAGTTTGTAAAAATAATTACCAAAAATGAGTTTGGCGATCTTTATGATACTGTATTGATAGATGTGGATGATAATGTTTCTTTTCAAAAGAAAACCACAACATGTGCTTTCAGATGGTTTATTCATTGTATGGGAATGTTTTTGAAAGATGGGGGTAAATTAAAAGGAAGATTTCCCCTACATATTCTTCTTCAGTTTCAAGATGCTGTTGAATCAAAAAAAGAAACAGTTTTTAAATGGTTTCAGATTGATACTGTTTATGTGAAGGGTGATCACTGCATTTTGCACGCAACAAAACAAAAAAAGCATAAATTGACTCAAGTTGTATATTCATGTGGAAAATCTATTGAGGTAGATGCAAACTCTGAAGTTATACTTAAAACCTATAATGAAGAATTTTATTCTTATCTTAAAAATGTAAATGACAAAAATACTTTTGACTTTGTTTCTTTAACAGGAAAAGATTTTACAATTAAAGAGCAATTAGACAAAAAGGTTTCTTGGAATAAAAATATAATTTGTGTTTATACGAGTGCCACTAACAAAAATATAAAAAAGAAACTATCTTTTGATAAATATGAAAAAATTGCAAATAATCGTAATGGTTGTGATTGTTTTCAAGTTCCAGATTCTGTAAATTATGAAAGTTACATATCTGCTCTATCGCACCCTAAAGTAAGACAACTTTTGCTTGAAATGTGCTATAATAAATACCAATCTCTTAAGATGAACTCTAAGAGAAAAATATTCAATTCAGACTTAATTTCTTTTGCAAATAAATGAAGAGTGATTTTGTGATAAATACATTTGCCTTATTTGACCGCAATCTGTAGGGTCGAAGGAGAGAAATCTCCTTCGTATAATAAATATAAATGCGGTCAATATGAGAGCAGTTATGTCAAATCTTAATAGGTTTTATACTTACGCATATTTGCGTAAAAATAGAACTCCTTACTACATAGGTAAAGGAAATGGGGATAGAATTTATAAAAGAAAGAAAAATGACGTAAAACCACCTAAAGACAAATCAAGAATAATATTCCTCAAACAGAACTTGACAGAGGAAGAAGCATTTAAGCACGAAAAGTATATGATTGTCGTATTTGGTAGAAAAGATTTAGGAACTGGTATTCTCCACAATAGAACTGATGGTGGACAAGGATTTACCTTATCTAAAGAAACCAGAAAAAAAATAAGCAATTCTAAAAAAGGAAAATATATAGGAAAAGATAATCCTTTTTATGGGAAAACTCATTCTGAAAAAACAAGGAAAAAACTCAGTAAAGCATTGAGTAGAGAAAACAATCCAAATTTTGGGAAATCTAGACCTGAAGAAGTTAAAATTAAAATCAGAGAAAAAAACATTGGAAAATTTGTTTCTCCAGAAAGTAAAAATAAAATGAGTCTCGCACATAAAGGCAAAACCTTATCAGAAGAACATAAGAAAAAAATAAAAAAATCTTGTGTTTTTAATATGGAAAAAAATAAAAAATTGTACTGCCCTTACATCTATACTTTTACATCTCCCACTGGTCAAATCACGGAAACATATGATATAGTAAAATTTTCTAAAGAAAATGAATTAACTATTTCTAAAGTCAACGCAACATCTAGAGGATTGCAAAGTCACCATAAAGGATGGAAAATAAGTAGAGTTCCTAACATTGATTATTTGGCGAAAACAAATGAAAAGTGATTATTACATTGAAAGAGTTCCTAAGTCTGCAATAAAAGACTTATTATACACTCACCATTATCTAAAAGATATATCGAAAGATTTTAGAAGTGGATACAACTATGCGTTATATAAAAAATCTTTTACTGACGTATTAAATATCGGCGGCGCAGTAGGTGCCATAGTATTCACAGGAATTCCAGTTCCAGAAATTGCAGTATCTGCATTTGGACTGGCAAGAGAAGATCAAGATGGATTATTTGAACTATCGCGTCTTTGTATTCATCCTGATGTGCAAGCAGAAGAATATAACATTACTTCTTGGTTTGTATCAAAAGCAATTAAACAATTTCGCAAAGATGTGGACGTGAGAGCAATCCTATCATATGCTGATGGAAAGTTTCATAAAGGTGTGATCTATGCAGCATCTAATTTCAAATACTATGGAATGACATCTGCAAATGTAGCAGATTTTTGGATTCTAAATGATGATGGAACTTATACCAAAAAGTCTAGAGGTGGTGGAAAAGGATTGAAAGGAGAATATCGTAAGAGAAGTCAAAAGCACAGATTTCTCATGGTTTTTGATAAGTCTTTGAAAGTTCTTTGGAAAGAGGAGAAATGGGTCAATCCCAAAACTGTCCACTCCACCCCACTGGGGAGTGAAGATGGCATATAATAACTTCAGATGAGAGACACTCATCTCCAATCGCTTTCAAAATGGAAACCACTGAACTGATTAAAGACCATCATGACACGCAACCTGTCATGATGGAATTCACAGTTGAAGAGCATGATCTTCTGAATTCTATTCTGTGCCATGCTGTTGATGGAATGGATCTTGCTATTCCCTCTGTATACGAATTGCCTGAAGACTCTGAAATTCGTCAGCGTTATGAACTTCTTGAACATATGAAAAACCACTCTTATTCACTCTGGGCACAACGATTTGGTAATTGATTATGAATTTTGGTGATCTTGAATTTGAACCACATCCTGATTGGGAGGGTACTCAGGCAATTAAGTTCTTTGGGAATGGTTATGGAGTTAGTGTGGTCATGTCACCATATTCTTATGGTGGTCCTGATGGATTGTATGAGATTGCAGTTCTCAAAGGATTTGAAGACGAATGGGAGATTTGCTATGATACTCCAATTACAGATGATGTTATGGGGTATCTGACAAAAGAAGATGTCGAAACTATTGTTAATCAAGTTAAAGAACTAAAATGAAAGACTCTACTGCTCTTGGTGTTGTCTTTGTTGCTGTTCTCATAGTAACGGTAAGTGTTTTATTTGAGGCATGGTTGCTTGGTCTTATTCTGTCTTGGTTTGGTGTATCCTTGACCTTCTGGCAGAACTTTGCTATTGTCTTTCTTGCTAATATGATTTTCAAAAACACTGGAGGTTCTTCTAAATGACTAATCGCAATTCTGGATTTATTGACCCTGGTGTTGCTATCGTAGCAGTTGGTGTTGTTGTAATTGGTGGTCTCATCTTTATTGGTGGTCCACAATACAACGTATGGCAACAATCTCTACAAGGGAAGGCAGAACTTGGTCGTGCAGAATATAATCGCCAGATTACTATTCAAGAAGCAAATGCAAAAAAGGAAGCGGCAAAGGCACTTGCTGAAGCAGAAGTAGAGAGGGCAAGGGGTGTTGCAGAAGCAAATGCCATTATTGCTGGATCTCTAAAAGATAATCCAGAATATCTTTCTTATCTCTGGGTTACTGGTCTTCAGGAAGGTGCGGAGAAAGGAAATAAAACAATCTATATGATTCCTTCTCAGGGTAATATTCCTGCTCCCGTATTCAATGTAAATAAATAACATTACCTGAATGACGGCAATCTTCGGGAGGAGGGTGAAAATCCCTCCTTTTTATTATAAATACATATGCCGTCATCCAGAGTAGAAATGAAAGGACTAATTTATTGTGTCCATTGTATTTCAACAGGGAAAAAATACATTGGACAAACAACACAAATTTTAGAGAAAAGAATAAAGAGGCACTTCTGCGATAGTCAAAAGACAGATTATCACTTTCATCGTGCCATAAAAAAATATGGAAAAGATAAATTCATATATGGCATAGTTGAAGAATGTGATATTGATAATCTAAACGAAAGGGAGTCCTATTGGATTGAAGAGTATAAAACATTTGAGAATGGATATAATAGTGATACTGGAGGATTAAATGGAAGATTGATGGGCGAAGATACTAAACAAAAAATAAGTAATGCACTAAAAAATAGAACTTTTACACCAGAGCACCTTTCAAAAATAAAGCAATCTCTCACTGGAAAAACTTTATCACAAGAAACAAGAAATAAGATAAGTGAAAGTAAAAAAGGAAAATCAAGAGGTCCTCTTACCGAAGAACATAAAAAGAAAATTGGAGATGCTAATAGAGGTAAAAAACTTGGTCCTTTAAGTGAAGAACACAAAAGAAAAGTTAGTGAAGCACTGAGAGGTAAAAAATATAAAAAAAGAAGTATATGACACTTTGAGAACTGGCACAGGAGCATCCCACAGGTTCCTCTTGATGCCTTATAATACTTTCGTACAAAACAAACCCAATGACTGACCCACAAATCACTGACGAACAAATCAAAAAGATTTTTGAAGACTTTTGTGAGGAAGATGGTACTATGGACTTTGGAAACTTTCGTATGGCAGTAAGAACAGTTCAACATACAATCGGACAAAATGCACTCAAATGACCGAAGGTGGAATGCCTGTTCCTACACTCCAAATGAACAAATGAAGAAAAAGCACATTGTCGCTGGATTGATTTGTTTTGCAGTTCTTCTTGGTTGGAATGTCTTTCTAATCCAGCGTGATGAAAAACTCTATGATACCTATCACTCAACAAAGGGTATAGATAATCTACAGAAACGTGCTACTGCAGAGATTAGATGA